TATTACTGGTGAAATAACTGATATTCATCTCTATGAGGAAGGTAGTGGCTACGGCACAGAAATCATCAATTTCCACAAAAAACCAGATATCATCATATCTTCTGGAAACGGAGCAGAAATTTCCCCTATTATCAGCAATGGTAGAATTTTAGACATCAATTTATTAGTTGGTGGTAGTGGATATTCATCAGCACCAGAATTAATTGTTAACGGTAGTGGTGTAGGTGCTAAGCTGAGAGCAGTTGTTTCTGGTGGATCAATAACTGATGTAATCGTAATTAATCCTGGTGCCAATTATGATTCGAATACCACTATTAGTGTAGTTGCAAGAGGATCTGGATGTTATGCGGAAGCAAATGTCAGAGATTTAACTATTGATTATCATTCAAGATTTGGTGAAGAGATTATAATAGAAAACAAGAATAATAATCAAGGTTTAGAGTATGGAATTTTAAGTTATGGATCTAATATCAGAGACAAGTTTTCTGATAATGGATCAAATCACTCCCCAATTATTGGTTGGGCTTATGATGGAAATCCAATATATGGTGCTTATGGTTATTCCAATCCTTTAAGTAATATTTCCAGTCTAAAAGTGATGGAAAGTGGTTATACGACAGCATCAGTAACTGATAGACCTTCTTCTATTGTTTCTGGTTTGTTTGTTGAAGATTATGAATTTGTTGGAGGAAAAGACCTTGACGAATATAATGGAAGATATTGTGTAACACCAGAATTCCCTAATGGTGTCTATGCATATTTTGCCTCATTAAATGCGACAACTTTATCTCCATCATTCCCATATTTTATCGGTAACACTTTTAAGTCTCTTCCTGTTAAACAGACAATAAATCAAGATTTTGATTTCAACAATTCAAATCTTATAAGAAATACTTTCCCATATAAAGTTTCTGAAAATAATTCCAGTAATGATTTTATTGGAACGCCAGATAATTTAATAAAATTAAAGTCAAATGTAGATTCTATTATTGAGGGAGATGTAAATGATTTAGAAGTAACTGCATCTGGTGATAATTATGCCGTTGGGGATAAAGTAGTATTTGATAATTCCAATACTAGTGGAGGAGGTCTTTCTGCCCAAGTTAAGACTCTTAGTGGCAAAACTATAACAAGTGTAGTAACTACTGCTGATACATATCAGTCAGCAAAGGTTATTTGGGAAGACAAAAATACGGTTTCCTTATACATTGATGAAGTCAATCAAGTAAATGACCAAGATAGTATAGTAGTATCAAATACTTCATCTTTTGTCAATGGGTTGTCGGATAGTCATATTGCCAATGTTTCTAATGAAAGTGTTTATCTAATAAAAGAAGTCCCAAGTAATGCTGTATCTGGTGTTGTAACCGACATTTATATTTCTAGAATACCATCTACACTATCAGTAGGGTCTTCACTTTCGATAGGTGATGAGGTTTTATCAGTCATCAATATTTTCCCAGATAATAGTGTTGTAAGAACTTTAAGAGGAATTAGTGCAACGGCACATTCGCAATCTGATGAAGTAAGTATTCTAACAGGAAAGATTATCTTAAATCTAAGCACACCATATTTTGAATCTAAGTTAAATGATAAACTTTATTTCAATCCATTACAGTCGGTTGGATTTGGAACTCAAACTGGAATTTCATCAAGTTTAAATTATGAAATTGGTGATATAACAAAAGTTATTTCTATACCGACACAAAGCATTTATGCACCAAATCATAACTTTAAAACATCGCAGAGTGTAGTATTTACTTCATCTGGTAATCCAATTTACGTTTCTACAACTGGTACTGGTGGTGTATTTAATTTACCACAAACATTATATGTGATTAATAAGTCTAAGGACTATATTGGTCTAACAACGACTGTTGGACTAACAACAAGCACGGATGGTTTATATTTCAGATCATTCACTGCTAATGGTGATGATACTGATTACCAATATTCACTTGAATCTAACTTTACACAGGTAACTGCAAAGGTTGAAGAGATAAAATCTGAAGTAACTACTTCAACAAATCATTTACTGCAAGATGGTGATAAGGTTAACTTAACGGTAATACCGAATCAAACTACTGGAATTGGAACTTATTCTGAAGTAACAGTTAAGTATAATTCGCAATATAATAAACTACTCATAAATCCGATTAGTTTTGAATCTGGTGCAGTTGACGATACAAATAATACCATATCTCTACCTTCTCACGGATTAATTACCGGAGATAAAATATTCTACGATTCATCAAGCACACTAATTTCTGGATTAGAAACGGGGTCATACTACATTAATAGAATTGATGATGATACCGTTAATATTTGTCAGACATATTATGATGCATTATCTTCACCACCATCTGTAATCGACTTTACTTCTACTGGAGGTACTGGACAATCATTGTCTCAAATCAATCCATTATTTAATATTATTCGTAATAATAATTTACTTGTTAATTTAGAGGATTCATCATTGTCTGGATATGATTTCAAAATTTACACCGATGAAAATTTCTATAATGAATTTGTTTCCGTTGGGTCTTCCACATCATTCAATGTAATAAAATCTGGAACACCTGGATCCTCTGGTGCTTCATTAACATTGAATTATGGTAGTGATTTACCAAACATACTCTATTATAACTTAGAAAACTCTGGCAATTCTATTATTAATGATAAAGATGTAAATGGAGCATCTAAAATATTATTCAATGATAGTGAATATAATGGTGAATATGTAATATCAGATACTGGAAACACCACATTTAAGATATCATTAAAATCTTATCCAGAAAGTTTATCATATAATCAAAGTAATACTAATACATTGAAGTATTCCACATCTTCCACAAATGCAAGAGGTGGAGTTGATTCCATAAAAATCAATTCAAAGGGATTTAATTATGATACATTGCCAGAATTTGCAAGTATTACTTCTTCTTCTGGTCTTGGTGCCGAAATTAAACCAAAATCGGATAATATCGGAAAATTAAATCAACTTACCATAGAAAATTCTGGATATAATTTCTCAGCCGATAAAACTTTAAATCCAGAAGCATTTATTTCACCGACAATTGAGTTAAGTAACAACAATACAATTAGTCAAATTGAAATTACTTTTGGTGGATATTATTACCAATCACCTCCAGATTTAGTTGTAGTAAATCCATCTACTGGAGATGTATATAATACAGGTATTCTAGAAGCTAGAATTCAAGGATCATCGATTAGTGAGATAGAAATATTGAATGTCCCCAAAGGATTATCCGATGAGGTTAGTAAGGTTTATGCAATTAATAATGATAATGGTGTTGGAATAGAAGAATGCACGGACTCAACCCCAGGTAATTTAACACTTATTTTATCAACACCAATATTAGGATTTGCAACTGATCCGTTTAAAATTGGTGACAAAGTATTTTTGGAAAATTTATTAGTAGATGAATCTATTAGTGGAGATGGATTCAATTCATCCGACCACAAATATAATCTATTCCCAGTTTTAAGTTATACAAATTCAAATCCAGCAGAATTAATTTTAGACATTTCAGATTATACTACAAATCCAGGAACAGCTCTAGTTGCTCAAAACTCTTATGCAACAGTAGTTAATTCGTCTAATTATCCAGTATTTACAGTAAAACAAACTTCAGTAGACTTTATTATTGATGAAATTCTATTAGTTTCAAATGGTGGCAATTATGTAGAAACTGACCTAATAGTATCTGAAAATACTAAAGATAGTGTAAAAATTTATGGAAACTATCTCTTGAAAAAAGGTGATGTTATTTTAGGAAAAAATTCTGGAAGTTTGGCAACAATTGAAAATATTACCTACAATAATGGAATTTTTGAAATTGATTATTCAAGTAAGAAAAATTTAGGATGGTCTAATGATACTGGCAAACTAAACACAGATTATCAGGTCACATCTGATAATGATTATTACCAAAATCTTTCATATTCAATAAAGAGTGAAAAAGAATATGAAGATATTGTAAATCCAGTAAATCGTCTACTTCACACCAGTGGATTGAAGAATTTTGCAGATACACAGATTATTAGTACCCCTCTCGTTGGATTAAGCACTAGTAATGTGGCTTCAGATTCTTCAAGTGGATCTATATTAGACATTTTTAGTGCTAGAAATGTGGAAACTATTAATAATTTTGATTTTGCACTTGATGTAGACTCATTTGAAGGAAAAACGAGACTTATACAATTCCAAAATAGAACATTATCAAGTTATACTGATTGTATATCAAATAGAGTATTACCCATTGACAATATTAACGAAGAGTTTTCTAACTCTGATGGAGATACATTATTGTATAAAGACATTATAAGTTATAATATTTTGGGTGGATATAATAAGTTTTTAGTACAGATTAAATCTATTGTTGGAACAGAATTGCAATCCTCAGAAGTTATATCATTACCATCCAAATCTAGTGATAGTGGTATAATCTTTGCAGAAAGAGGATCATTGTATAACACATCGACTGAAGTTGGTGAATTGGTAGGATTATATAACGAAATTACTAAAAAAGCAGTATTAAGATTTATACCTAGCAATCCTTTTGATACAAACTACGATATTAAAGTTTTAAGAAATAACTATTTAATTACTGAGGCTGGTATTGGTACACAATCTGTCGGTTTTATCAATTTAATAGGATCTAACGCAATAGTATCATCTGGTTCTTCTGAAACATTGTTTAGTGGAGATACTTCAACAGTATTATCCTTACTTGTTAATGCAGAGATTAAAAATCAATCTACTGAAGAAGTTAATTATCTTGAAGTTTATTTAAATCATAACGGCACTAATACTTACATTTCAGAATATTATCTTGATAATGAATTTGATACTTATTTTAATTCAAATCTCATTGGATATTTTAGTGCAAACATAGACAGTGGAGTGTTAACATTAACTTATAATAATGAAGATAATAACTCAGTTCTTGTAAGAACAAAGATTATTGAATTTGGTCCAACATCTCTCGGTATAGGCACGTATATATTTAAATCTGATGGGCAACCAGACTCCTCAGTAAAAACTGCAAGATTGGAAAGCAACTATCAATCCTTCACTGGAATTTCAACAGTATTGTCAGTTTTAAAAGATGATGTTAGCACTATTAAATCGTATATAAGAGTTGGATATGGACAAACAACTGCACTACATCAATTATTAGTTATCAATTCAAATAACGATACACAAATTACACAATATCCATTCTTATCCGAGTCAGTTTCTACAGGAATTGGAACATTTGGGTCGGAAATAGATGGATCCAATTTAGTCGTTAAATTCTATCCAGATGCTGGAGTAACAGGAATTGTCACTACACAATCTTATAGTGAATTGGTCCAAATTGAAACTGATTCTACAAATACTCCTAATGATCTCACTTACGGTACTATTTTAGAATCCTTCACATTATCAAATTATTTTGGAAGAAATAATTCTGACCTAGAATTATTCGATCTTAGTACTAATGGAATTCCAATTTTCCAAAAAACATTTAATCCAGCAACAACATTAAATATTGGCACTGGATTGTTTACAGTAGCAAATCACTTCTTCTCAACGGGTGAAAGACTTGAATATGTTTCTGCATCATCTTTTGACGGTGAGCCATTTAGTGATATTCAAGTATATGGTGCAGGAAATCTTCCAAATGAGGTGTATGCTATCAGGGTCAATGATGCACAATTCAAGTTGGCAAGTAGTGAAGCAGACTCTAATGCTGGTATAGCTTTAACTTACAGCTCCGTTGGTGATGGAAATGCTCACACTCTTGAAATGTATAAGAGAATGGAAAAAACAATCATTACGGTTGATGATGTAATACAAAGCCCAATTGCATTTACAAATTCATCTTCAGTATTAGTTGATAACGGTGGATCTATTGGAAGTGCATCATCATTCTTTGCTTTGACTGGAATCTCATCAATATTTACTGGAGATTTGCTTAAAATAGATGATGAATATGCACAAGTAATATCAGTTGGTATTGCTACAACTTCTGTTGGACCCATAACAGAAAGTGGCAACTTTAATGTTGTCGAAGTTTCTAGGGGTGCGGCTGGATCTTCAGCAGCATCACATACTGATGGAACCGTCGCATACATTTATTCAGGTTCATTTAATATTGTAAACAATAAAATCTTCTTCTTAGAAGCACCAAGAGGATCTGTCGATGATGGATTTAATGAGAGTAATTTACCCACACCAAAATCATCTTTTGGTGGAAGAGTATTTTTAAGAAATGATTATACCACAAACAAAATTTATGATGACATTTCTAAACAGTTTACTGGTATTGGGGCAACATATACTGTTACTGTTGGTGGAGCAAATACTACGGGTATTGAAACTGGCAGTGGAATACTGTTAGTTAATGATATATTCCAAACTCCAACAACAGAAAACAACTCTGGAAATAACTATAAATTTATCGAAAGTGTAGGTGTAACAAGTGTACAGTATAGTGGAATTACCACATTAGTTGGTGGTGATTTATTCATATCTGATTATGATGTAAACCAAAACCAACTTCCAAGAGGTGGAATCATTGTTTCACTCGGATCAACACCAGGTCTTGGTTATGCACCTTTAGTTGGTGCCTCCGTAACGGCAGTAATCAATAGTGGTGTAATTCAAAATAGCATTGGTATTGGCACTACAGATAATACTGGATCTGGATACAACAATATCATATCCATCGGAGTGACTGCTTATGACCCTCAAGGTACTGGTAGTGGTGCAATAATAACGGCAACTCCTGGTGTTGGTGGGTCACTAAGTTTCAATGTTTCTAATGGTGGTAGTGGATACTCTAATGAAACACAGATACAAGTATCTACACCATCTTATGAAAATCTTGAAGTAATTGGTGTTTCTAGAAGGGACATTGGACCTACAACTGAAACAGGAACTGGTTTACTGGTTTCTTTAGAAGTTGGTGCTTCAACAAGAACTGGAATTGGGTCTACTTTATTCGAAGTAACAAATTTTAAAATTTCAAGACCTGGTTATGGATTTAGACCTGGTGATGTAATTACACCCGTTGGATTAGTTACTGATGGATATTTACCATCCGTTGTTGAGCAATTCCAATTAAGAGTTATTGATACATTTAACGATTCCTTCTCTGCGTGGCAGTTTGGAGAATTAGATTACATAGATTCTGTAAAGAATTTGCAAAATGGAAGCACAACTAGATTCCCACTATATTATAATACACAATTATTGAGTTTTGAAACATCTAATCCTAATATTGATTTGAGTCAACTTCTGTTGATATTCGTAAACGGTGTATTGCAAGAACCAGGAAAAGCATATACTTTTGATGGTGGCACTTCTATTAGATTTACAGAGGCTCCAGAAGAAGATGACAATGTAGCAATATTCTTCTATAGAGGAACACGCGGTGAAGATAGTGATTTAGTTGAAATTAATGCTTCTATAGAAGTGGGTGATATCTTGAAAATTAATAAGGATAATACAAATTCCTTAACTGTTTCTCAAGAGGAAAGAAGTATTTTTGATATTACTGCTTCCAATGAAGTCAAAACAAATATTTACACTGGAGATGGTATTGATGAAGTAAATTATAAACCAACAGATTGGTCAAAACAAAAAAATGATATTTTTGTTGAGGGACAGTTTATTTACAAGACAAGAGATTCCATTGAATCTCAAATATATCCTACCGCAAGAATTATTGGTGATGTATCTGATACTGATACTGGAATATTTGTAGATGATGCACAATTCTTTAACTATGAAGAAAATGAATCATCAGTTGTTATTGATAATGTAGATGGTCTTATTGTTATTGAGTCAAATCCTGTAGCAGCAGAAATAACTGCAAATGTTTCTATTGCAGGTACTATTAGCTCTTTAACTATAGTTGATGGTGGGTCTGGATATTCTGGATCTTCTGTTTCATTGTCTATTGCAGCACCATCAACTATAGGTGTTGGTATTGGCACAACAGCAACAGCAACAGCATCTATTACTGCTGGTAGTATCACTTCAGTAACCATTACAAATCCAGGACTTGGTTACACGCAATCAAATTCACCACAAGTTCTTGCACCAACTGAAAATGTAATCTATGAGAATGTCACTAACATTTCTAATGTAACAGGGTCTTCTGGAATTGTGACTGGAATTATTCCTACTGCAGGAGTTGGTGTCCCATCAGGATTACAATTCTTCTTGAATAGTGATACTACTTCAGCATACACTAACCTTATAGTTGGATATCCAATTTATATCAGTCAAACCAGAGTTGGATCTGGTATAACTTCTATTGATGATAGTGATTCTGCGGTTATTGGAATTGGCACTAGCTATGTTGACAATGTTTATATAATCAAATCTAAAACCGATTTGGGTGATGGAAATGCAAATATTGTTGTCAATATTGATTCTGGAAGTAATACTAGTGGAGTAACAACATCTGGAACTGTTACAAGTCCTGTTGGAAGATTCTCGTGGGGAAGATTGTTTGGTTTAACTAGATCATCTTCACCAATATCTATTGGTGTAACTGGATTGACTGTTGATTCCGGACTATCAACATTCCCAACAATTCAAAGAAGAGGATTTGGATTGAGAAGTAATGGTAGTTTGAGAAAGAGATTATCGTAATTTGATAATGAGTTATAAATATAGAAAAAAGCTATTAAGATGGCGGCAATTGTAACAAATCAGTTTAGAATATTAAACGCTGAAAATTTTATAAACTCGGTAACTGATACTTCCAATTCATATTACGTTTTTGTAGGACTTTCAAATCCAAAAAGTCCAAGTGCTTCTCCCCAAAGAAGTACTGATTGGGATACTGATACACCCAACCCAACAGATAGTTTTAACTATCTAAATTTTGTTGGTGATGTGATGATGTATGGTAAGAGAGTAACCTCAGAAAATGCTAGAAGGGTGGTTAGAAAAGTTGAGTGGAAACAAGATGAAGTATATGAAATGTATCGTCATGATTATGATATAAGTAATCCTGCACCAACAACAGGTGCATTAAACCTTTACGATGCAAAATATTACGTAGTCAATAGTGAATACAAAGTATACATTTGTATCGATAACGGTGCTTCTAGTGTAAATCCAACAGGAAATGAATCTGTAGATGAACCAACATTTACAGATTTAGAGCCCTCAAAAGCAGGTCTTAGTGGTGATGGATATATTTGGAAGTATTTGTTTACAATATCACCAAGTGACATTGTGAAATTTGATTCTATCGAGTATATAACTTTACCAAATGATTGGTCAACAACTACCAATGCTCAGATTAAAGCAGTTAGAGATAATGGAAATTCAGATGTAAATTTAAATCAAATAAAAAAAGTTTATATTGAAAATCCTGGGTCTGGATACAGTGCTGGACAATATACTCTAAATGTTGTTGGTGATGGCTCTGGAGCAAAAGTCAGTGTCACTGTTGATAATGATAACACTATAAGTAATGTTACTGTTGTTTCTGGTGGAAGTGGATACACTTATGGAATGGTGGATTTGGATTCAATTTCTTCTAGTGTTGATGTAAAGGCAAATTTGATTCCCATTATTCCACCATCAAAAGGTCATGGATATGACATTTATAAAGAGTTAGGTGCGGATAAAATTTTAATGTACACTAGATTTGACGATTCAACAAAAGATTTCCCA